GGTGCAGCGATCAACCCAGGGCTCCGTACTATTTCCGAGGGCATGAAGGCGGTCATCAATGAAAGCGCCGGTCAGTTTTCGGCGGGTATGGGACAACAGGCGGCGTTTTCTCAGTCAGGCGTGGCTATTGATAAGCTGCAGGATAAGGGCGAGATAGGAAACAACAAGTACGGTAATGCCCGCGAACTCGCACAGAGGCACACGGCCCGCATTCTGGTTAAGGCTATCCCTGAAATCTACGGCCCCGGTCGTCAAGTTCGCATACTGGACGAAGACGGCTCGCATAATATGAGGACCGTCGGCGAGGTTATTATTGACCAGCAAACGGGCGAAGAGGTCACTATTAACGATCTATCAGTGGGCAAGTACGATGTCGCCTGCAGTAGTGGCCCGAGCTTTAAGAACCGCCAGAATGAGACCGTTCGTGCATTAACTGAAGTCGGCAAGGTTGACCCAAGTGTTATCCAACTGGGCGGCGATATCTTGCTGAATAACATACCTGCACCGGGTATGAGTTCAATCGGAGAGCGCAAGCGTAACCAGTTATTCAGAGAAGGCTTGATTCCCGAAAACCAATGGAACGACGAAGAGAAACAGCAGGTCCAGGAACAACAGATGGCGGCACAGAATCAGCCACCGGCAGAAGACCCGATGATGATCGCGGCACAGGCCGAGGACAAGAAAGCGCAGGCCGACCTCATTACAGCTCAAACTAAGCTGCAGACCGCTCAGGGTGATCTACAGCTCAAGTCCCAGGATATACAGGTCAAGCAGTTCGAGGCTGAGACTAAGCGGATGGACTCCCAAGTTAAGCGCGCGGAGGCTATCGGTAGCATCAAAGGCAACGCGGCGGCAGCGGCCAAGGCACTGGCAGAGGCTGAAGCTCAGGACATTGAGAACGATATGACCTTGAGTGGTGTAGCCAAAGTCCTAAGCGATATGAGCGAGACTGGTTAATATGGGAGCAACCCTAAAGACAGCTGAGATAGTCGGCAAGAAGCTCGAAGCCGGTCTCGATGCATTGCGTAGTTCGTATGCGGAGCGTATCAGTAAAACCGAAGACCAGTTCGGTGACCCGAGGAGCTTTGACCTGTCCGAATTGGAAAAAGTTCCAGATGTCGCCCAGTCCCCCGTCGAGCGTTATAACCCCCCCCGAGGCAGGCCCAAGACTCTGGACCCGCTACTGAACCAGGCCACAGCCGACAAGTTGACGGGCTACGCGGAGAAAGGCAGGGACCAAGGTGGACTCGAGTGGTACAACATGGAGCCGTTACGGAAGCAGTTCGTTGACGAGCTTGGCCCAGTGGAAGGGGCAGAGAGGTTCGAGCGATACATCGATATTGTGGCAGCGACATCACCACGCTCCAAGGTAGACATGAACATCCGGCGGTCGTCTTACCTGTACGGGCGTGACGTCCAAGGGTTGCCGATATCCAGCCTTAAAAACCCCGACCTACCAAAAGGCTACGGCCACTTAGCGCACGAGACACAGAACCACCTCCTGAAAGACCTCGAGTCCGGTGGCCACTTCTCTAGCCTTAACAGACCGAAAACATCCAGCTTTGCTGAGAATCTGAAGGGCAACCAGACCCCGATGACCATCGACACACATAATTTTGCGGCGATTACTGGCGAGCTAAAGAATAAGAAGTCTCCATCCAACACGCAGTACAAGTACCTCGAGGAGTTCCAGGCAGGGCTGGCGGATAAGATTGGCCTAACCCCAGCGCAGTGGCAGGCATCTGTCTGGGTCGGCGCCGGGACTGGCGTTGCAGACGTTCGGCCGTTCATGGAGGTATTCGACGACGTAGTGGCCAGGACCGCCAAGCGTGACGAAAAGTCAAAGCCCCAGGTAGTTACCGACTTTATACGCGGCAAGGCCCCGCTGTACGAGATGGCAGGCGGTGCCGTACTGGGCGCTGGTATGATGATGGCCCCGCAAGAGGCAGATGCCTCGGTCGCCCCTGGCGTACTAAAAGCAGTCTCTGGTATAATTGGCCGCTATGGAGAAAACGCCACAAAAGACGACGCCAGTAGGGCAATCGTCGAAGCCTTCGGAGAACTCCGCGCCCAGCATGTCGGCAGCGGAAAAGGCGCTGCTGTCTACGATAAAAGAAACATCGCTGGAGGAGGCCAAGGCGATGGCATTGAACCTGGGGTAGTCTACTCCATGCCTGGGGAATACTCCCAGGAACTTAATAAGCTGGGGATCTCAACCCCAGACCTGCTAGAAACTACCGACAGCACCGCCTTCCACCAAGCTATCTCTGGGTCCAAGCAAGACAGCCCTTATGGGGCGTCCGTCTATGTCTATGACAAAGATGAGTACGACGGGATGCGTAAGTTTATTACCCCCGACGGGAAGGCAGGCTATGCCCTAAAGGGCGACGATATTGTCTCCGTATTCAACACCGCCGACTCACCCCACAAGGCAGTGGCTTACCCGTTCCTGTTGCATGCGGTAGAGCAGGGCGGGAAGAGGCTCGATGCCTTCGATACCGTACTGCCCACGGTCTACTCGCGCATGGGTTTCAAGACCGTAGCGAAAAATGCATGGGACGACAAGTACATGCCAGGCGGGTGGGACAAAGGGCAGTTCAATCGGTGGAACCAAGGCGAGCCCGACGTAGATTATATGGGGTACTCGCCGGGGCCTGCATCTGTTGCACCTGAAAACCGTGGTATGTATGCCGATACCCCCGAAAGGGCGCAATTACTGCAGGCAGGCAACGGGGACGTTACTGCCCTGCAAAGAGGGCGGGCAACCCCAGAAATGCTAGCCGCTACTGCAGTCGGGGCCACCGCCACCGCCGCGACCGCCGCCGCATTCGCGCCCTCAGATTACATGGATAAAACCATCCCAACACCAAGAGAGTTGGCAGCTACCGAGACCGCAAGACACAATTTCCAATCTATTTCCGCACACGCCAGGGAAGCATCTACCGCACTGCAAGGATTACACGAACGCAGGCAGGCCAAGCAAGGCGTGTGGCAGAAACTACGCGCCGAGCTATCCGATGGACTTACCAGTGGCGCAGACCTCGCTCTGGAGGCGCTAGAGTCTCTGGATATGCCCATGAAAGGAGTGCTAGGGCTGACAGGTGTTGCCGGGCAGCTAGCGGCGGGCTCAAGTATGGATCAGGCACTGCAGTACGGTGCCAATCAGGTCAATCAACCCATTGAACAAACCTCTTACAATCTCGGTGGCGCCACGACTGACGCGCTTGCACAGACTCCGTTCGCACCTATTGCGCCGGCGGCTGGTGCTGCTATCCACGCGGGCATTCAGTTGGGCGGCCTGTAGTACAAAACTAAACAACGGTACGCGACTGATTCGCGGCAAAGGAGCACAACCATGACTGAAGCAGCCCAGGAAGTAATCACCGAAGAACCCGCCGAGGAAATCACCAGCGGTATAACCCTCTCCGAAGAAACCCCAGAGCCCACAGATCCGCCAGCAGAAGAACCCAGTGAAGAGGTACGCGAGCCGGTGCGCTTCTCTGAGGACCAGCAAAAGGTATTCGACGAGGCGATCAATAAGAAGACAGGCAAGACCCGCGAGGCTGAACGACTAGCAGCAAGGCTCCAAGAAGAAAATGACCAACTTAGAAAGCAAATCCCGCAAGAAACGCGGCCAGAGATACCTGCAGCGCCCGACCCCTATGACGATAACTTCGCAGAGCAGATGACGGCAAGGGATAACACGATTATCCAGGCGGCTCGGTTTGATGCGGTCCAGGCGGCACAGCAGAAAACCCGGCAGGACGCAATCGATGCAGTGCAGGCTAAAGAGCAAGAGCAAACCCAAGCGGCCATCGTTGACTACTCAGATCGATCCAAGAAACTTGGCATTGATGCCACCGACTTACAGCAAGCGGGTGCAGTGGTGGGTAACTACGGGCTGACGCTGGAAGTCGCAACACACATTCTAAAAGAAGACCACGGCCCAAGCATTACCGTGTACCTATCCAAAAACCCCACAGTACTCGATGAGCTTTCGCGCATGTCTCCAATGGATGCGGCGGTGAAAATATCCACGGAGATTAAAGAAGCAGCGCGCAACATGACGCAACCCAAAAACCTCGCACCAGACCCTGTTCAACCTATCCGTGGGTCGGGTATGCCAGAGGGTGATAAAGGAGGAAAAGGCAACACCTACGAGTAGTTGACACGCTATTAAAATGTGTGCATAGACTAAATCACGGTCTCCATGACCGGCATTAAATACCTTTAAGGGCTCCGCTGCATCTCGACCCTACCTGTACAGCGACAGGAACCGAGAAAACCCCTTATTTAATGCATATGGAGGCCGACAATGGCTAACAATTTTGATTCAAACTTTACGCGGCAACTCGCGAAATCCTTCCTTCCAAAATTCGACAGTGACCGCACGCTCAGTAAGAACGTGAACACTCAGTTGCTCAAGGGGAGATTTGACCCTGACAGCGGCGAAAATTACGATTTCAAGCGCCCGACAGATTACAAGTCCGTGAGAACGGCCGCTGGTGATGTGTCCGGCGAAACCGCTGATTCAATCATTACAGGAAAAGCCACGGGAACAGTCCAGGACTACTTTACGGCGTTTGTGGACTACTCTGAAGCTGATGAAGCACTCAAAATGGGCGGCATCGATCAGTTGCTGGCACCTTTGGCGACTCGTATCAAAACCGATCTTGAGGTCGATTTCGCGGGCTTTATGATGCGCAACAGCAACCTTTTGAGCGGGACTGTTGGAACCAGCATAAGCACGTGGGACCACGTAGCAGAGGCCCCCGCTATTATGGCGGCGTCTGGCGTTCCTTCCGATGGGGACTGGTGCATGGCGGTGAATTCTTTCACTCAGCGCAAACTGGCCGGTGTGCAGCGATCTTTGGGCTCAGTTGATCCTTTGATCTCTGAAGCGCATCGAAAAGCAATTATCAGTGAGGATTTTGCTGGTATTAAAGTAATGACCGCCACCACCCTGGCGTCTTACACCACGGGAACCGGTGCCGATCGTGCGGGTACTTTATCCGGTGCTCCGACGCCTACCTATGTCGCGGCAAAAGACTCAATGCAACAAACCTTCCCTGTAACCGCCTTCCAAGCGAACTTGGTCGTTGCTGCCGGTGAGACTATCACCGTAACGGGCTCCAAGCGTCTTAACCTTTCGACTCGACAGCAAATTGTCGATGAGACTGGCGCGGCAATTTTGTTTAGCGGGACGGTGACTGCAGAGGTAACGCTTAACGGTTCGGGCGCGGGCAACTTGGTTGTTTCTGGTGCCGGAATTTTTGAATCTGACGGGGCATACAACACTGTTGCAGCGGCTCTTGCGAGCGGTGCGGTGGTGACTCTCGGTGGTGCAGCTACTACCTTGATACAGCCTGCACTGTTCTGGCATAAGGACGCAGCTTACAGTATTGGCTCAGTGCCAATGAAGAAGCTCCAGTCTACAGACACAGTTGCAACCACTGAAGACGGTTTGCAGTTCCGTGTATCCAAGGGCGTCGATTTTTTGAAAAACAAGCAGATTGTTCGATTCGACTTCAGGCCAGCGTATGCCTGCCTGAACCCCTTTATGGCTGGGCAAGCGTTCGGTAGCTAAACCGCTGGATTAACCGGCTAGAAAGGCGGCTCAGTGGAAACATTGCAGTCGCCTTTTTTACAATTCAAGAGGACGGTATTGTGGCAGTTAAGAAACCAGTTAAGAAGCCCGCTAAGGAGATCAGTTCAGACCCTGAAGTACTCCGCACCTGGGTGAAAGAAGACGGCACAGAATTACAGTTAAACGGCTACGATGAGAACATCAAGGCAGCTGTTGCACTCGGGTGGAAGCCCGCGTAAATGGTTACTGTCTCAGACATTGCACAGCGTAGCCTCAAACGCATCCACGCACAGGGCGCTGACGCGCCACTGGAAGCTGATGAATACGCTGACTACCTAACAGCACTCAATGACTTCATGGCTGACCTGGAGGCTGACGGTGTACGCCTAGGCTATACGCCAGTGACAGGCTTGACTGATGTGGTAACGGTCCCCGCCGGAGCATTGCGTGGGATCATTGCGAACATGGCCATTGAAGTTGCCCCGGACTACGGAGGCACGATTTCTCAGCCTCTAGTCATGCAGGCCCGCGAGGGAATGAAGACCCTCGAAAAGCTCGGGGTGACTATCATCGCCACAGCTTACCCTTCTACCTTGCCGATAGGTTCTGGCTCGGAAGACTACCTATACACCACGCATTTTTATGATGACTTGGCTAGTGGGTTTATGACGCTGGCCGGTAACGCTGACGCTACAGTAATGAGCGTAACAAACACCCCTTACCGGGTGTCTGGGTTCTGGAACATCGCCAATGTGATTGGTTTCAGGGGTGATATTGAAGGAACACTCACCAACAGTGCCGACTCAAAAATCGATGTCACTGCATCGCTAACCTTCAGCGCGACAGGTAACAGCACGTACACTTTCCGGCTGATGAAAAGCGGCGTATCAGTGGGCTCTGTTAGCTCGGCACTGACCGGCACACCTACATCCCTCACGCTATCCCAGGTTGTTACGTTAAACCCTGGCGATTACCTTGAATTGTGGGTTGAGGATGACCTAGCCACGCAGCCGGTTACTGTCACTCAGGCGTCATTCGAGGCATCTTGATGGACACGCCAGTACCTCTTCCTTTTGCTACCGGCTTTTATGAATCGCCAGTGCTACCCCTTGCAGCGCAAGAATGCCTGAATTGGTATGTCCACGCACCGGACGGCCCAGCACTTGCGCCCGAGGTATTGTTCCCAACCCCTGGGATATCAGCGGTGGTATCAAGAGGTGATGAGCTGACAGATGCCAACCGGGGAGGGTGGTCGCTTAACGGTGTGCCTTACTTTGTGAATGGTAGCGCGCTTGTTCGGCTTAATGCTGACGATACACTGGACGCGCTTGGGACTATAGGCGGCACAGGTCGTGTCTCAATGTCCGATAATGGCACTCAGTTGATGATATTAGCGCCGGGCGTTAATGGCTACATCTTCACCACTGGGCCGGACGCGCTCACCACGATTTCAGATGCTGACTTTACGGCCAACGGTAACCCCCAGGCAGTGGTTTTTGTTGACACTTATTTCGTGTTCACCACTGACGCGAATAAATTTATTATCTCTGCCTCGAACAACGGCCTGGCCTATGATGCGCTGGATTTTGGGACCGCAGAATCAAACCCTGACGGCACACAAGTCCCTATCGTGTTCAAGAACCAGCTTTTTATTATTGGCGAGATTACAGCCGAGGGATTCTCAAATGTAGGAGGCGCTGACTTTCCTTTTCAGCGTTCAGGTGTATTCCTGGACCAAGGCACACCGGCCCCGCACTCAGTTGTAAAAACCTCTGAAACCTTTCTCTTTATCGGCAACGCTAAAAACGAATCCCCGGCGGTGTGGGCGTTCGCGGGCAACACCACGCAAAAGGTAAGCACTCAGGCCATTGATGACATTCTGGAGGACTTAACCGCCGCCCAGCTAGCTGATGTTTTTGCATGGTCCTACGCGCAGAGCGGTCATTACTTTGTAGGCTTCACGCTACCGACTACCACGCTGGTATTTGATACCACGACCGGCAAGTGGCACGAACGAAAATCCCGCTACATTGACGCCTCATTGAATACGATAGATGTTGCCTATCGGGTGAGCTCTGTTGTCGCTGGCTACGGCAGTATGTACGTTTCTGACAGCCTTGATGGGCGCATTGGCTTAATGGACCCTGACAACCTGGACGAATATACAAACCGGGTATTTCGCCGGGTGGCAACGCAGCCATTTCAGGACAATACAAAATCTTTTTCCGTCCCCTACCTCGAATTGACAATGGAATCCGGTGTGGGGAATGCAGCGGAACCCGACCCGATGGTGGTTATGGACCGCTCAACCGATGGCGGGAAAACCTGGGTCGCGCTTCGTGCTCGAGCAATGGGTAAAGAGGGCGAGTATAAGCGGCGGATCGCATGGCGTCGAAATGGCAGAGCGTCACGCTTTGAAGTATTCCGGTTCAGCACCTCGGCCCCTGTTAAGGCTCCCGTGCTGGGCCTTCACGCCATTATAATGCCGCAGCAATAATGACGGGCATCTTAAATGCTTCGCTCCCTATCGTCCTTGACGACGGCACGATGGCACCTTTCTATCGGGATTTCATGTTCGACCTTTCCCGCTCGCTGGCTATTGTTGGCACTGGATCTCCAGAGGGCTCCGTACCTGCACCTTATTTGTCTCTTTACATCGACGAGGGAGCAGGCGCGGGGCTTATCTCGTACCGCAAAATGTTGGCGAGTATCGGCGGTGATAAGAAGAAGGGATGGAAGCAACTTTCTGTAAGTTCGGCAACCTGGGGTGGTATCGGTGGCAGCATTGCAGACCAAGTTGATTTGGCTAATGAATTTGCAACGATCACCACGGCTCAGATTATCAGTGGTGTTTTTGCCAATGCGCGAATATCTGAATCTTCAGTCACTCAGCACGAAGCTGCACTGGCAATACTGGCCAGCCAAGTTACAGGCTACAGCCCTCCCGTAATCTCCACAGAATCCGCCACCACTTACACAATGCTGGTAGGCGATGCGAACCTAGCCAAGCGGCTGACTGGCGCAAATCCTGCGGTAACAATTCCCACGGGAACCTATGCGGCGGGCGATGTATTGACGATCAGGCAGGCAGGAACAGGAACGCTAGTACTCACCACCACCGGGCTAACTATCAACGGCACAGTCCCAACGTGGGCGCAGCATGTTGAAACCCAATTCAGGTACATCGCGACAAATACATGGGATGTAATTTAATGAACCAAGCCTTTAGCCAGTCAGTGGAATTAGACGCCTTGATCGACGGTGTATCTGGGGTTATGTCTCTCCAGTCTACTCGGGAAAATATCGAGAGATTAGAGCGTGAGTTTATGAAGCACCCACAGGTAGAAATCCCTGTGACTCACCAGCACACGGGCGGAATTTATGCGCGGGAAATAACCATACCCGCAGGCACAATCTTAACTGGCAGAATCTACAAAGAAGATCATTTTGACGTAATGATAAGCGGCGATATCACAGTGTCTGGCGACGATGGCAAAAAGAGAATGCAGGGCTTCCATGTATTCAAAGGCACTAGGGGTAAAAAGCGGGCAGGCTACGCGCACGAAGATACCCGATGGATTACCTTTTGCTCATCTCCAGAAATGCCCGAAGAAGACTATCTCGACTATCACACAGTAATGTCATTCGCTGAACTGAAATTGACGGATGAAACAACAGAGCAAGAGGCTAAGTTATGACAGGAGTAGCAACAGCTATTGCTGCGTCCGCCGTTGTAGGTGGAGCAGTGGCAAACAAGAGCGCAGGCGATGCGCTAGACGCCCAAGAGGACCAGAACGCAGCGAACCAAGCCTTCATTAGAGAGCAGGCAGCGCAAGCCCGTGAGGATGCCGTGCCTCTATTTGATTCGGCGCAGCGTAACCGAGAAATCGGCGCACAGGGCGCTTTTGACACTCAAGGTTTATCAACGCGACAGCAGATCGATACCACGGGCAGGGGCAACTACTTTGCTCAAGAGGCGCTATTAGGTGGCCAACAGCAGGTGCAGAACGCAATCCTAGGGCTACCGACTGATATGGGGGGTATGCAGGCCCGGTTGTTACATCCAGAGCGCAACCTTGAGGGGATGTTTAATACTCAAGTCCCTGAATTTGAACGTTCGCAGGTTTCGGAATCTGTGAATGATCCGGTTGTATTTCAGGCAGGACAAACCACCAACCAGGCACTAGCCACTAAAGCCTTCGAGGAAGGGCATCTAACACAACAACAGTTCGGCGCACTCAGTCGGAACTTTGCAGCGGACCCAGACAACGCAGCCGCAACCAATTGGGGCGGGGCTCAATCTCTTGATGGATTGCTAGGCAAGATCGGCGCAAATACTAACCCACTTTTGGCTGGCGCATTATCGACCCTGTTCCACGCTGTGCACACTACTGACCGAGTACCGCAAGGGCCGAAAGTCAATCAAGAACAATTGTTAGGAGGTGTTTAATGATTAACACTGGATCACCAACAGGAAACCCTGGCTACAGTTTTGCAGCGGGTGCCTATAACCCTCTTAGCGGAAGGTACGAGGGCGGCGGTGCCACATGGGTAGGGCAAGGCCAAGCTCCGGCCGGCAGTCAGGACCAGTTTAGGAATTGGGTAGGTAGCCAGAACCCAGGCGCGGCCAATGGCATGAACTTTGTCGGGCAGGCACCTAACTATGGCGCACCTAACCAACCTCAAGCGGCAGGTTATCCACAGCAGGGCGGCAATGTACAAGCAGGCGGCCCCGGCGGATTCAACCCCGGCGGTGGCGGCGCTCAGTTTGGGCAACCTTCCCCCACTCAAGGCGGGATGCTTGGTGGAACCTTTGGGCAGGCGGCTCCTGGAGTGGCACCACCGACTGGCTTGATCGGTTCTGAGATGGCACAACAGCAAGGGCTCAGTGGTGCGCTAGGCGGCATACAGGGCGGTCTCGACAACTTTAACCAGAACGCTAACCGTGCATCGAATCTTCTGGGAGGTTACGCCACCAACGGTCAGGGCGCTTCAGGCATACAAGCGGCTCAGTCGGGCGCACTCGGGGCTCCAGCTCAACAGAATGCGTTCAATAACTTCAATGATTCACCTGGGCAACAATTTTTGCGTGACCGCGGCGAACAGGCTGTAATCCGAAATGCCGCGGCAATGGGTGGTGTAGGTGGCGGCAATGTTCAGAAGGCGCTAGCAACCTTTGGGCAAGGTCTGGCACAGCAGGACTTTGATAACCAATTCAATAGGTTGGGCCAAGTCTCAGATCGTGGGTTTCAAGCTACACAGCTACAATCTGGTATTGCTCAGAATCAAGGCGCGGCGGGAATGAATGCGGCCAACTTAGGGGCTAATTATAACTTCAACACCGGACAGCAGATGGCCAGTGGTCGAACGCGGGCAGGAGAGCAGATAGCGGATTCAATCTCAAATACGACATCCGGGCTTTCCGCCTTGATTAACCAGCAAGGACAGAACTTGTCGAGCGTTGTAGGGGCAGGAGGAAACAATATCTCTAGCCTATTGGCAGGGCTTGGACAGCAGACCGGCGCAAGTCAGGAGCAGTTGGCGGCAATGTTGGGCAATATCTCGATTGGTGAGGGGTCGCAAGTGGCCAGCCTCCCCAGCTTGGGGCAATTTGTACAGGCAGACCAGACCCTAAACACAATGGGGCAGGTCGCCAGCGGTGTCGGTAACGCGATAACAGCTTACCAAGGTGCGCAGAAGCCGCAAACGCAAACGCAGCAGGCGGTCCAAGCACCTGGACCTGTGGGCTCTCTTTATAACGGCAACTTCAACACTCAATCGGGGATTTATCCATAATGCCTAACATGCAAAATATCGGCCAAGCTCTATCGGGTTTTGGTGCTGGATTAACTGGCCAAGGTCAGCAGTTTCAGCGCAACCAGCTACTGGAGCGCCAAATTGGGCAGGAAGATGACCAGAGGCGGCGATTAATGGCGGCAGAACGTCAGAAGACGCTGTTTACCGATGCTGAGGGCGCTTTAAGGATGGTTAACGCAGGCCGGTACGATCAAGCTGCCCAGCTTTTCGGGAACAGGCTGCAGGACTTGCAGAGCTTCCCAGAGGCGGACCCTAAAGACACTGGGCGAATGTTCGAGCTTGCACAAAGGGCGACTCAAGGCGACCAGCAGGCCATGCAGTCGCTAAAATATGAGCTTGAAAATGGTGTTTCTGTTGGCCGTGCTTATGGATTACTGGATTCAAAGCAGTTAACAGGTGTCAGCGATCAAGGCCAAATTTTCTTTAACGGCCCCAACGGGCCAGAAGCTCAGAATGTTACGGGGTTTATAGGCGGCGATGAAGGTGGAGCGGCCAGTATTAGCCCAGCCAGCCCGAAAGATTTCACTGTGGAATCAATGGACCTTTATGCAGAGTCTGGAAACATTGGAGATTTAGAGCGATACACGCCTCAAGTTAAGGAAATCGCTGGAATACCTTACCAGTATAATACTACTTCTATGAAGTGGGAGCCTTTGGTTGATATGCGAGATAGCGGCATATCAGATCAACATGCTGCGGCGTCAGATTTAGAAGCCGACAAGGTTTCGCGCCTGGCATTTGCCAACCAAAAAATTGAGTGGGAAGGCTCGCAAGAGAAATTATTCTCTGCCATTGGCTCGGCCGAAGAAAAGCAGGTAGTGATGAATAACACCATTGCCAAGGTGAAGGAGTTAATGAACGCGTGGACTACTTCCTACGGGGCATCCTTGAGTTCCCTGCCAAGTGCTGACGCTCGAACGCTCAAGGGCTTACTGGACACTCTCAAGGCCAATTCAGCATTCACTACCCTAACTAATTTAAAAAGGAGTGGCGGGACGCTCGGCGCTATCTCAGAGGCGGAACTAAACCTGCTCGAACGGGCTTTTGGTGCGGTTGACCAAGGCGGCGACAGTACAGAGTTGTTGAGAGTTATCGACCAGATCGGGCAGCAAAACACCGGCGCATTGCAGCGCCTTAGAACTGGCCACGCGATGAGCAAGAAGCGGTATTCCGGCACGTATGACGAAACCCAAAGCCAGATACGTTCCGAGAATACAGTTAGGTGGGACGATCTATGAATGTAACCCTACCCAACGGGAAAACAATCGAGGGCATCCCAGAGGGTACGCCTAAAGAGGCGATAATGGCGAAGGCTATTTCCGCAGGATTGGCCAAGGAAGCAGATTTCGGGGTTAAGGCCAAGCAGGAGCAGCCTGCACCGGCACCCCAGTCTACACCGCCCCAGCCTGACAGCTTTATGGATGACACTGTTGATGTGATCGCTGAATTGGCGGCGAGCGCGAATCGGTCTGTGACTGAGTTTATCGACTTTGTTGGACCCGACTCTGTGAACGCGATACTTCGCCTTTCAGGTTCTGATAAGCAAATGCCCACACTAACCGGCGCACTTGAAAGCACTGGCATACAAGGTGGATTCATGGAGCCTGGAACAGCTCGGGATATTGTTCGCGGTGCAGGTCCGGCGGTAACGGCTGGCGGTGGTTTAGTCCCTGTTACGCGCAATGTAGCAAAGATCGGCGGCGCTCTCGCTGAATTTGCAGGGGTAGGGGCGGCTAAAGCTGTACCGGGAGCTGCAAAGGTTTATACGGCACTTGAAGATGTAACGCCCAAGATTGGGACGCCAACGGAAAAAGGCGTCGCTAAAAAAAGGGTCGAGCATGACGTCCTCTCAGGTAGAACTAATGCCGATAATGCAGGCTTCACGCTTAATGAAGCGGGGAAAGTAGTAAAGAGCAAAAAGGCAAAGAAAGTAGTACGGCAAGGGTTTGAGCCTGGAATTGTATCGATGATCAATGGCGCGTCAAAAAGCACTCGCCAGAAACTGTTGGCAAAGATCAACATAGTGGCTAAGGGGAAGAAAGATCCCCTTTATAGAATAAATAATAGGCCAAGCAACGTAACCGGCGCCTCCATAGTTGAGCGTGTTGAGGTTGTTCAAGCGGTCAAGCGGATGGCCGGTAAGCGGATCGACAGTGTTTCTGAAGGATTGAAAGGACAGTATGTTGATTTCTCCCCGGCGGTTGATGATTTCTTACGCAGACTAAGCAAGGCTGGGGTTAAGTTTAGCCCAGAAAATCAAACTGTGTCATTTAAAGGCTCTATTTTTGAAGATATCCCCGACCCAACCGGCGCTATCAAGCGGGTTTTGTCGAGGATGCTAAAGGCTGGGGCCGATAACGACACCAAAATCCCCGATGCCTATGACATGCACATGTTCAAGCGGTACATCGATGAAAATGTGAGCTACGGGGTGAATCCTAGTGGGTTGAAAGGCAATGCTGTGATTATGCTTAAAAAGCTCCGTGCCGATATGGATGGGATTTTAGACAAAAACTTCCCCGAATACGATGCCGTCAATAAGCAGTACTCAGAATCGGTAAACGCCTTAGATGAAATTCAACAACTGGCAGGCAAAAAGAACAAAATTTCTGGTACAGGGGGCGCTAAAGTTCTCGGAACTCTAGCCAGGAGCAAGGCGAGCAAAATCAAGGGGCAGGAACGAATTGAGTCCGCGCTTAATAACCTTGACGCGCTAGCGATAAAGTACACGACCCCAGGCGGCGGGAAGGCAGTAGTTCCCTACAAGAAAGTCATATCGAAGGCCAAGATACGGCCCGAGGGGTTTAATGACAGTATCGACGCCCAGATTGTTATGGATAACGAGCTAAACAGGTTATTCGGTGACGCAGCGGAAACTTCTCTCGGTGGGCACATGGACACAGCGGTGGACCGAGCTGGCAGGGCGGCGAAGTCAGGCGCTAAAGCTACAGCAGTCGAGGTGGGCGTTGAGAAGCTAAAGAAAATGACCGGTATTGACGAAGAGCATGCCATTGAAGCACTGCGCGAACTTTTAAAGGAATCAAACTAATGTCCAGAATACTCGATATTGGAACCCAGTTTCTCGACGCTAATGGCAACCCATTAAGCGGCGGAAAGCTCAACTTTTACGACACCGGCACCACTAACCGTAAAACCACTTACTCCGATTCCGACTTATCGGTGGCCAATGCTAACCCGGTAGTGATGGGCGCTGACGGCGTACCCGGGAACATATTCGGCACTGGCGACTACAAGATGGTACTGACCGACTCTGCAGGTGTTCAGTTGCGGTCTATGGACCCAGTGCAATCCTGCTGTGGGGCTACCGACGCCTCAACCACAACCGCAGGCATTGTTAAGCTCGCCACGATAGCTCAGACAAACACAGGTACAGCGGTTGATCGAGCAGTAACCCCAGACGGACTGGATGGATGGATAGGATCTACTCAAGTCACCAAGGTAGGCACTATCGGGACGGGTACATGGCAAGGCGGTGTAATAGCAGCAGCTTACTTGGCAGCTACCGGAGCTGCATTAACCGCCGTCAAGACCACGACCTACACAGCGGCTGCTAATGACCTGATACCTATCAATACCTCGGGTGGAGCGTGGACATTAACCCTCCCAGCATCACCTACTGTTGGTAATAGAGTGTACTTCTTTGATTACGGCCAAACTTTCAACTCAAACAACCTCACCATAGCTCGAAACGGTAAAGAGATAATGAACCTAGCGCAAGATTTAGTATGTGACGTTCAGTACTACAGCGGATCTCTTCTCTACGTCAACGCAACACAAGGATGGATTTTGGTATGAGTACTCTTTCAACATTTGCAGGCGGTGGAGGTTCACTGGCTAAGTACCAGTTCCAGCTGTTCACGTCCTCCGGCACGTTCACTCTCCCAGCTAAGTTAGTTGGTGACACTGTTCAAGTCACAGGCATTGGAGGCGGTCAAGGGGGCAACAGGGGTGCGTCAACCCTCAATTCATATGGGGGAAACTCCGGTGAAGCAACCTACGCGTATCCTGTAGTTATTACGGCTGACGTTTCTGTAGTTGTTGGGGCTGGAGGCGCTAGGCGCACAGGGTCCACTGGGGCGGGGACGGTTGGCGGTTCCTCTACATTCAGTACTCTCACATTACGGGGGGGTTTATCTACTGCCGACATTGGGGCTAAGGGCGGAAACGACAGTAATAGCCGCTATCCAAAGTCATGGAGCCAGCCGCTAGCCGCGGCCGAGACGTATTATGTAGGTAGAGGCCTTGGCGGCGGCGGGCTTCTTATAGATGAGGTTACGTACGGCACTGGGGGTACAGGGGACACAAACTCAGATAATAACTCTACAAACGGCTCAAGCGGCGTCGTCTTAGTAGAATGGATGGAGGAAGTATAATGCAATATGCGAAAGTAATAAGCGGCTATGTTACTAATGTAGCAGTAGGTCAACCTGACAGTTCTTGGATAGTAACAGACGGGACAGTGGCTATTGGCGACTCTTATGATGGCGCGGTATTTACTAAACCTATTGTCGTTTCAGTCCCTCGTTATAACGAGTATTCGTACCCTGACTTTGTAGAGGCTCTAGCTGTCGGTGACGCAGCTCGTAACATCATCATCGCTAAAAAGAGTGATGCCGGTGCTGACCTGGAGGTCTTTATGGAAATTGCACGATCCCGTGGCTACGTAGACTTTAACAACGAAACCAGCAGAGCGAGGCTCAATGGTCTGGTGCCTTCCATGCTGACACAGGCAGAAGCTGACACGATCACGGGGAGTTAGCCAGCGGATCTCCGGTGGCAGGTAAAATTAATGGAATATATTTGGCTTGAGGGCTAAAAAATGGGGACGAATAACGATCAAAATAATATGCTGCTTAAATTTCTACCACTTTTATTGGTGATAATTTCAGTCGCGGTCGCTTCAGGAACGGTGATAAAAAGTGTCTCGGATCTTGAAGATGCAGACACCGCTATCATTGCGAGGCATGTTGAAGATGTCGCAGCGGTAAAATCTGACTTGAGTGCTAACACCAAAACGCTCCAAACACTAACCGGGAAGATTATCCTGATAGAAAACAACCTCGAACACATGCGGGATTCGCAAGATGAGCAGCGGGTTGATAATAAAGAAATACTGGAAATTCTGAGAAAGTAATCAGGGGGCGACATGAATAGTTCTAAAGCAGGAATCATTTTATTAACCTCCGCCCTGGCGTTGACTTCAGCTTGTGCAGAGATTAATTCTATCCGCTCTGGTATTGGGATGTACGGCCAGCAAGCCAGTGATGGTGCGCTGCATGACAGCCTATGGGCTATCTGCAAAGCCAGTCCAGTGGGGGCCATTAAGCGTAAGTTCAACACCCCCAAAAAGATGGTGACGTATAACCAGCTTTGCTCAAACCAAGAGCTATTGTCGGAAACCGAATGAGGAAGCTAAAATACAGCGACGAATACAAATATCAATGTCGCGGGGACTTCCACTATCAGACAAGTATCTACGGTTTTGAGGCTGACACCCCTTTACTTAAACTGACAAAGCAAGGCTTGATAACAATCAAATTGGGCTATGCCTGCGATGGTCCCAGTGGGCCGACTATTGACACGCCTATCTTCATTTTTGCGGCTTTTATTCACGATGCTATCTATCAACTGATTAGAATGGGGTTTATACCATTCCGATACTGGAGACAGGCAGACAATGAAATGGCCACAGCCATTAAATTCAAACTTAACGAGATACGTAAAACGACAGCATGGTATTTGAAGGCAGCGTCTATGGCGCACGAGGCTGCGTGGAACGTAATGATATTAGTTATAATGGCTGGCCTAAAAATGGCTAACGGTGATGCAGCTAAACCTCAGAACATTAAAAAAGTTTACGTGATATAAATGCTCAAGCAGATCATCACGCAAGGAATACGCAGCGACGAGGCAGGAGATGGCCACTTCGGGGCGAGTAGAGGCTCTAGGACACATAGAGGGGTCGATTATGATTGTGACCCTGTAGCGCCCGTTCTGTGCCTTGTAGCGGGCAAAGTGACTAAGCTGGGTTATTGCTATGCGGACGATCTAAGCTGGAGATATGTCCAAGTTACGGACAAAGACAGCTATAAGCATCGATTCTTTTACGTTACCCCGACAGTGCAGGTGGGCGACTTTATTGGCCGAGAATCAATCATAGGTGTGGCTCAAGATATTACCGAGCGTTACCCAAGTCAGGGGATGAATGCCCACGTGCACTATGAAATCAAGACGACTAAAGGGGAGTACTTGGACCCTGAAGAGTTTCACAAGACCCCCTAAATCATCTATCTCCTATGGTGTTAATACTCAGCCACTACAGCCAAGCCCTGCTCAACCATGATCGCATTTAGTGATTTATCATCGTGCTGGTTCAGGTAGATATCACCCAACCACCGGCCAAACTTCCCCTTCTTGTCCTTGTGAGTCTTAATGACGATAACGGTGTCAAGTATCGCTTTGCGTAACCAGTCCCTGGCGACTAATCCAGCGGCTCTCTCAGTGCCTCGAACCTCTGGCGTATCGATACCATATAGCCGAATCTTCTGCCCTTTCTGCCAAGTGCCAAAGCCTAGATCAATATCCACGGTGATCGTGTCGCCATCGTAGACCTTCGTTACTAGTGCGCGGTATTGGTACATCACTCCGCTCCCTTTAGGGCTGCTTTGAGGTTGTCGAGTTTACGAGAGTCGACAGAACAGAATCCCGATGCATCTTTATGTGATCCGATTATTATCTGCTGGGCAGCCTCTCGGATTATCTCAGCTCTGAGCAGCTTCTGACCTTGCTCGCGGTAAGCTGGCAAATGTTTTGCAGCAGCCTTTTCAATCATTTGACGGATATCGTCGTTCAGCTTGGCATTCTCTACTTTCATCTCTATAAGCTGCCCAATTTTCTGAGCGTTAAGGCGTATCGCAGTACCGCGCTCTAGCTGTATTTCGGCGCTCTCAGATTTAAGGCTGGCTATACGCTCGAGTAAAAGTACAGAGCAATTGTGACCACCGTGGCTGCCTGTTCTCCAAGTGTAGCCACAGGTGTAGCATTCGTGCTGTTCGGGGTTCTTATAGCTCATATACCACACTCCCCAATGAACAAGCATTCATTTTCTCGCTGGTATTCTCGCTGGTGTATAGCCTTTGACTGACTTTGAGTGCCGCTAAGTCGTTGATTTATATAGGCACTGGGGGTAGGTAAACGTAGCAGGGCGGGTTCAAGACCCGTCGGCCACCCCATTAAACACGGGCTTTCAAGGCTCATCGCTCGATTCTCGCTGGTTTCTCGCTGGTTTCGATCCGCCATTTCTCAGCCAGGGCTTTCAACTCTTCGGCTTTATCTGCGGGAATCCAGACGCGAACCATCTTCAGTCCGCGCTCGGATTGCTTCTCTCGGTAGCGCATCTCTCGGGCGCTGATTGTTGGATCTGCTTTGCTCATCGAATATTCCCTAATATCCAGTAAAAGTGCGAAACGCCTTCCGGTTGGCGCGAGGCGGGCGCATGTATTCCGAATCACCGCCGAAAGTTATTCCAGCTCGACGCCGCCCTATTTGCAATACAAGCCTTAGTCCGCAAAGACCCTGGTTCCGGATTACACGAAGAGTGTCGCTACCGTCGACGCCTTTTAGTGTGCCGCCGCTCCGGTACTCTCTGTGAGTGTAAAACTTTGCCATGTGATTGCCACGGAAAAGCAACATTAGGTGCGTGTTGTGAGAACCAATCATCTTCCAATTTTGAATTTTTAGCGTAATCATTTTCTTTATCTCCGCTATAAGTTTGGGTTGCTAAGTGCTGGTATCTCGCGGTACTCGCCGCCAGCAGGGTAGACATAAAACGTGCCGCTGTTCAGGTCGCCAATCTCAGGATATTTTTGCATCCATGCCGCGATAGCTTCTTTCCGCGCCTTGTCATCTTGACTCTTGTTGAATGCTACTCGGTTTGCTTCGGCTACTTTGTGGTCTAATCTGCTCATTGTCTTTTTCCCTTTGGTTCGTTTCTCGACTTGATGAACCTAGTATAGTGTCCCTACGGTAGCGTGTCAACACCCTACGGTAAATTAAAAGGGTTATTTCACACCCTCCCGACCCGCACCAATACCCACACCCTCAAACCTGCTCTTGTCCTGGTTCTTGGCGTACTCATCTCTAAATTCTGAATACCGGCCTAAAAAAGTCGTCACGCTATGCCCTAGCTGATCCGCTGCGTCTGCTGGCTCGATACCCTGGCTTAATAGCTCCGCTGCTCGCGTGTGGCGGCATGTATACGGAATCCGGTACGGTATGTCCTGCCGGTGCGCTACCTTCCACGCTCGATTGAAGGGCTTACCATCGGCATAGTGGCTACCTCTTGGCGACTGGAATATATAGCCGCCTTGAAACCTTGTAGGGTGCGCGTTCAGGATCTCTCTCACCCAGGTCGGCACGTAGACCATGCGGGCCTTGTTCGTTTTGGTGGAGTCCTGCAACTGGCCCCGGCTGATGATCTTGCTCACGCTCAGTTCTTCGCCGGTATAATCGTCCCATTTAAGCGAAACGACTTCGCCACCAGGACGCAGGCCACAGCCGAATAGAATGGCAAAATAGACTTTATACTGGCCCTCTAGCCGCTGAAGTAGCGTCGATCGCTCTGCAATGGTGTATCGCTCAACCTTGGCTTTCTGCTTGGCTTTGATCTTGATACCCGTAGCTGGATTTGGAGCGATCTTGTGCAGCTCGAATATGCCTGACAGCGGGTGTAGTAAATTCTTTTTCGTCTGTGGTGCTAGCTTCAGAGGGGATATAACCCGCAGGATATCAAGCTGGGTAATCTCTGACAGGCTCCAGTTAGCGAAGGCAGGAATCCAGTGCTGGTTTAGAATGTTCTCATAGCCGAAAGCGGTGGACGGCTTCAGCTCGGTCATTAGCACTAGGAAGTCTTGAGCTGCTGTACTGAAGATGAATTGTTTGGCTTCTGTGTCTCTTTCTGAGATTGGAAGGCCGTACTCTTTTCTTGCGATAATCTTTGCGCGATGTTTGACCGCGCTGGCGAGATCACTCTTATTGTGGAAGTCTCCCGGCAGCGTCTTGTCGTAGACTGCCTTCCCTTTTGACCAGACGGTGATTCTAATTCCCGCTCCACTTGGCCTGATACCAGTTGGTTTCTTTTTGTTAACCATTGTATCGCCCTCACTCTGTGAATGAATGTAGTCCTGCCAACAACAACGTATTCCACGCCAGAAGTCCAGCCTTTACGGGTCGCTGTGTCGCGCATGTAGCCGCTCACGGTGTCAATGGAGATGCCTTTAAGCTGCGCCCAGAGCTTTTTACTAACCCAGGGATCAAGCTCAACGCCCATGCGCTCCAGGTCTTGCGGTGTTACCAGTGTACTCATCTCATCTACTCCATTTCATTAAGACTAAACCCACCAGCAACAGAGCCAGAGTACCGGTTACAGATACAGAGCTAGAGGTATCAGCCGGTGGGAAGTACGGTTTTCCGCAAGGCGATACAACAAGATCAATGCAAGGATTATCGTTTGTCAAAAGGTCTACTTCCGACAAGTGATCGAAGTCCGAGACTTTAGGTATGTACACGCTGTTGTATGTCATATCAAAAAGGAATATCGTCGCTGAAATCACCGAAGTCGCCAGACGGTGCAGACTGACTAGGCGCTTGCT